GCGGACACGGCCCAGTTGTTGACCACGTACTTGTACGTGGCGAGGAGTTCGGGGCGGAGGTCGGTGGTGGTGCTCATCAGATGCTTCTCCTTGGTTCGCTGCTCTCCCCGGGTTCCCGCCGGGTCGGGTCCAACTTCGTTGTATACCCCGCAGAGCGGGGAAGGTTACGCCGCAGAGGGGGTGGAAGTCAAACTCCCACCCCTTGCTGGCTAGTTCTCCTCGTGTCCCAGGAGGAGGTTCGCGTTCATCCGTCGAGCCGCGTCCTCCGCGAGGTCCCGGGAGCCGTACGGAGCATCATCGCCCACCCAGTCTCCCGTCTCGCTGTCCTCGATCATCCAGCGGTCCTCCCCGAACTCGTCCCGGGTGTGAGCCGCCGTGTACCGGCGGGTCGCCCGCGAGGGGACGAGGCTCGCGGTGGGCACCCACTCCTGCTCGCCCGCCTTACAACTGCCGACCGTGTACCGGTATTCGATCAGCGACTGATCGCCCTCCACCTGCTCGACCCGTGCGAGAGCAGAGCCGACCGACTTGTACACCAGCGTGCCAACTTTCATCGTAACCTCCTGGGGGTTCTCCCGGGCTCCGGCCGGGTCCGGTTCCTTCGCACTCCGTGCGAGTATACCCCCGGGCGAGGCAAAGGTTACGCCAGGGTCACCGTGAGGGGGAGGGTGTTGGTGTAGTCCGCTCCCCCAGCGTCAAGAATGTGAACCGTCCCCGCCTGCTCGATGCCCACATGAGGCATCGTAACCGTCGCACTGCATTCGGCGTCCGACACCTTGATCACCGGTCCCGGAACCGCCGCCACGAGTTCGTCCGGCGCAGTGACCGTAGCAGTGAACCCAGTCATGTCACCCGGGAAGTTGCCAGTGAAGGTCAACGCCGTAACGGATAGCCGGACAGCAGTGTTCGGAGTGACCGTGTCCAGCCGGACCTGCGATGCGGTGGACATGTTCTCCCGGAGGTCCCTGTACGTGGCGTAGTCGCTCGACAGGTCCGCGTACGTCCCCGCGGGAGCGTACAGGTCGGTCATCGCCTGGTAGTCCCATCCCTCAATGCTCCGATAGTCCAGCACCAGCCCGCCTGGGATCACCGCCTCCAACACTGCCCGGGTCAGAGCCGGGTCCGGCGTCTCCGGGTCGAGCGTCACGACCTCCAGCCGGTACGCGGAGCCGTCCCGCTCGCGGAAGTAGACAGTCGGCGGAGCAGGAGGGTGGCTGGACACGAGCGTGGCCTGGAGGCTCACCCGGATCGCATTGACCGTCCCCACGTTGTGCCCTGCTGCCTCCCGGATGATCCGCACAGCCTGCTCCCTCGTGGTCCCTGCGGGGAGCCGGATGCCGACCACTTGAGCCAACCACGGCAGCGCCCAGTCTGGACATGCGTCGAGGTCGAACAGCGGACCCCACGGTGGGTACGGCTCCGGCGGGTCGATGAGTTCGATGACCTGGAGATAGGGCTGCGCGAGTGCCTCACAGAGGATGGCGTGCGTCCACCCGTACAACTCGTCATTCGGCTGGAGCGGCTGCGTCCGCTCGCGGAGCCGTTCACCCCAAGTTGACATCACCGGTTCAGGCACGTCGAGCCCTCCTCTTACGCAACATAGTACGACGCAACAGCGTTGTTACGACTCGCCATAGTACGACGCACTCCGTTGGTCGCGTTCACAAAATAGGTGTAATGTTTCAGACATTTGAAAACCACACAAAAATAAGTTGGCAAATAGCAGGGCAAACCTCAGCTAACAAAAGGCGTGAGGGGGTACCTGCATTAGGGGCCAAGTGACTGGCTCCTTGCCGGGAGAATGGCAGAGAAGTGGCTCTAATGAACAATCTGGGCAAACCCCCTAAACCACAGTAAAGCTCATCCCCGGACCGGGCTCCGGCATGGGAACCGCCCCACCAAGGATGATGTCGTCAGCCACCCAATCGGTGTCCGCCGACTTCTTGAGAAACACGTTCTGGACCCAGTGAATTCCGGGAGCCCGGTTGAGCCACTCGACAGCCTCGTACAGCCGCACCCGGTCGTCAGTCGCCCAGTCCACGTGCGAGGTCGTACCGGGGACCAGGCCCCACTGCTCCGGGTCCATCCAGAGGTTCATCTGATCGGTGGCCATCTGGATCGCGTCCGCCTCCGTCACCCCCGGGTAGGGATGGATCTCAGCCTTCACGTCGATGGGAGTGTACACACCATTCTCTCCGGGTGAGAGGACGTACGGCGTGAAGTTGACTTCCCGGTTCGCGTCGAGGTCAGTGAACACCTCAAGGAGCAGGTCATCGGGCGGAGCCGCCCCGCCCTCCGCCGTGATGATCGTGGTGACGCACCGCTCGACGTTGGTGTGACTCGCCGCGTCCCGCGGGAGCCCATAGCCGCCCTCCGCGTCTGACGGCTGGTACAAGTTCACTGCTGTCGCCCGCCCCACCCTGGGGTTCAGCAGCGCACGCTGGGAGTGGTCCACCGGGAGGATTGGCCGCCCGTTGAGGATGGAGAGGTACACTGAGAACCGGCCCAGGTACTCCTCCGGCGTCTCCTCGTCCTTGCCGCCCACCGTGGTGTTGACGTTGATGCTGCTGACTCCCTCGTACGCCTCCTGGAAGTCCCCCAAGCCAAAGCAGCCATTCTGGGCAGAGCCCCGCTCCGCCGCGATCACGTTGAACCCGGCCACGATCCCGCCGCCCTCCGGAGCGAGGATGTCCCGGTCAACCTCAAACAGGTACACCGCCCCGCTTGGGTGAGGGACCGTCACCTCAGCCCCCTGAGGGACCATCGTGGCCGGAGTGTCTGGCGCGAACTCGATGGCCGCGGAGCCGGAGGAGGAGGCTCCGTCGCTCACCGGGAACCCGTACACGGACGTGCCCAGGTACGTCATCGCCTCAGCAGGGATGCCGCTCGCCTGCTCCACGACCTCGCTGGCCATCTGACCGTTGGCCTCCATCATGACCGTCTCCGGGGAGCCCGGTCGGGACACCCACCCCGGTATCGCCACCTCCATGTAGTCCAGGGAGTACATCGTCATGGTGTCCGCGTCCATCTGGAGGTCGAGGTCCATGTATGAAGTCTGATCGCTCATGATCTCCGCCCTTCTCTGGTTGCGAATGAGTTCACCTGGGCTACCCCCCAGGGTAGGGCTGCGCGCTGGCAGAGATCATGCCGTACGTGGCCAGGCATCGGTCCCTCAGCCACCTGCTCCCCCTATCTCTTGCGAGGAGTCCTCCGATGTGGGGATTCTGACCTCCAGCCGTACGTGGACCGTCCCGTCTGGCCGGAACTCCTGGAAGATGTCCACGATGGGCCGGTCCTCGTACGTGGCCAGCGTCCTGGAGATGTCGTCCGTGTCGATGGGCATGACGGTGAATGTCGGGTCGTTGATCCCAAAGTCCGGGTCCTCCACCCGGAACCCGCGCTCAAACGCGAGGATGTTCCGGACGCACTGGGCAGCCTCGTCATCCGTGTCCTGCTCGACCGTGACGAACTGCCCGCTGATCACCTGGAAGGGGACCGACAGGTGCGGGATGTTCGCCATCACTCCACCGGCGGGAGGTCGGGCGGGTCACCGGGCGGAAACAGCCCAGGTGCGCTCTCCGGAGAGGGCTCAACAATGTCCCCACCCTCGCTGATCCCGCTCGCCAGCTGCTCCGCCGCGTTGATGCTGATCACGGCTCCTTCCGGAACACCCCAACTCTCGACCTCCGCCTTGACCTCGTCTGTGGTAGTCGCCTCCCACGAGACTGTCGCTGTCACTGAGTACGTCATCCGCTCACCTTCCTGCGTAGATGCAGACCAGGAGGGCGATGCTGGGCTGCGCGTTGTTATGGGCTCCGTTACCGCCCTCAGCAGGGATGCCGTGGGCATGACGGGTATTCGCTCCGCCGCTCCAGGCGTTGATGGTGTGCGCGTGGTCTGTGCTCTCGCCGCCGGACCCATACCCGGTCCAGGACGTGCCCGGGGCATTCCACTGAGGTCCCGATGCGTTCACGGGGAGTGAGTGAGCGGAGCCCACGCTCATCGCGGTCACGTGGGAGTGATCGGCGTTGCGCCCACTCGTCCAGGCGGATGTGTAGTGGCAGTGATCGACGTTGTCCGCCGCCGTAACTCCGCCGTGCGCGTGGTAGGGCATCTCAGCCCCGGTCAGGGTGTGAGTCTCCTCGCCCCACTGCTGACCCGGAGCCCGCCCCGCTCCGGCTCCCACGATAGCCCGCCCAGCAACAGAGGGGACCCGGAACTGAGTGGGCGACTCGCCGCCCGTGTTGAATCGACCTCCCAGGGCATCGAACAACTCCGGGTAGTCAGCCTGTTCCAGCGGGGAGCCGTCGCACGCGACCCATCGAGCAGGAGGGACCGCGAGCCCAAACGTCCGGACCTCTCCGATGATGACCGCGATGGCGTTGGGGTCTATCGCACGGGCCAGAGCCTCGATGTCCCGCGGGGCATCCACGGTGTCGTCTGGGATGGGGAACGGGTAGTCACCAATTGGGGTTCGTCCGGTTGGGCCAGCCATCAGGTCACTCCTCGCTCCCGTTTGACTTGGGCATTGCTACCGGCGGTGGCTGAGGAGCAGGAGCGGGAGTGATGGGCGATGACTCCTTCATCTGAGCCGCCGCAACCGCGGTTCCGACCTTCCCGTCCATCCCGACCGGCGTGGGACGGAACGATGGGTTGATCGTCCCCTGGAGACTGGTCAGCACGGTCCCCGGGGAGACCACCCAGGTGCCGACAATCTCCTGAGCCTCCTCCAGGTCGGCTGCTTCAAAGGTGAAGTTGACGCTGAAGATGTTGGTCATGGAGACGCCACCCGCGTGAAGGGCATCATCGACTGGACCTGGGAGTTGATCTGATCATCCGTGATGACCGCCGCGTCCATCCCCGGCTGATAGCCCGGCGGCTGCTCCGCGTTGGCCAGAGCCGACTCCCACGCCGCGTCCCACCCAGGCGAGGCTGACCAGACACGCCTCCAGTCGGTGGTCCACAGGTCTGGGTCAATCCCGGCGTCTGTACAGCCGTTCTGAGCAGCACACTGCGCGACCCGTTGCTTCATGTACGGATCGTCACTGATGGCACTCTGAGTCAGGTACATCAGTCCTCCTTGATCGAGATCATTGATACCACGCCTTTGCGTCGAGGCTGAGTTGCTGGGGACCACAGTAATATTGCCAGCTGCCGCCGTCTGAGTTACCCATCCGCAGATACGCCCAATAGGTGGTCCCCGCCGCGAGCCGGAACAGACGGTGTAAGCTGCGCCCCTCGTACCGGTTCACCTGACTGTGCTGAGTGACATAGTGATACGCCGTGTCGTCACCATCCTGATCGACCGGAGCCAGCTGGATGTAGCCGCACATGTAGTTGTAGACAGCGTCCTCCTTGCTCACCAGTCCAATCTCACCGTTGACCTCCCACCACACGTCCCGGTCTGGCGTAATCGAGAATTGCATTGAGCCACCAGCCCCGTCACTCAACACGGCACCCGGGACCACCGCGAGATACGCACCGCCCGCGGCTCGCTTACGTTGGGTGTGTACCATCCCACTCCCAATGGCATCTGCTCCCGGAGGTCCCGCGGGTCCGGCGGGTCCCGCTGGACCAGGAGGTCCGCCCACCATCTCCCCGTTGGAATCAATCACGAGCCCGCGGACCTTGACGATGAAGGCCAGCACCACGTACGGCGGCATGTTGTTGTGAGCGGCTCCTCCGCCTTCCGCGTAGATGCCGTGAAGGTGATCGACTCCGCCCGCAAGGGACTCCCATCCACCGGCCTGTCCACTGCCCCAACTCTCGCCCCAGATGCCGGCAATCGGAGTCCCCGTGAGCAGGTACTGCGAGTGCGTGTGACTCGGAGAGCGGTCCATGGCAGCCGTAGCTCCGCCGTGAGAGTGAGATGGAATCTCCCCAATGCTGAGTACGTGGCTACTCTCGCCACCCCTCGCACCCGGAGCCGTGCCGCCGTACACGAACCTGTCCCGGAGGTCAGGGACTGTGAACGTCTCCGCTACGGTGTCAGCCGTCCACACCGGGTTCCCGGCCGCGACCTCCGCCACTGCGAAGTCATAGCCCTGCGGGAACTCCGCCTTGGTCAGGCTCCCGCCGTCCGCGAACACGAACCCCTCCGGAGCCGTCGAGCCCGTGTAGCTCAGCACGGTCCCGATGGGGCTGGTCTCATAGCCGGGTCCCGGCGGTCCCACGAGGGCTCCGCCCGGATCAATCTGGGCTCCCTCGACCTTGATGATGAACGCCAGGAGGACGTACGGCGGAAGGTTGTTGTGTGCTGCTCCTCCTCCTTCCCCATTGACCGTGACTCCGGTGCCCACAGCCGTGCTGCCCGATACCCAGTCACCCCCGTACGTTGCGTGAGTCACGCCGTCCCAGATCGGCAGGACATATGGACCGCCGCCCCAGCCGCCAATCGACTGGACCACGTGAGAGTGAGTCGGGTCGTTGATGGTGTGGCCGTGGTAGGGCATCTCGCCCACGGTCAACACGTGGCTACTCTCGCCGCCGACGGAGCCCAGGTCCCCGTTCGCGGCTCCCATCAGGAACTTGTCCCGGAGGTCGGGCAGGCTGAAGTGTTCCGCGTCCGCAGAGCCGTACGTGGTCCCAATCTCCCTGAACAGGTCCGGGTACTCCGCCGCGAGCAGGGAGCGACCATCCGCCAGCATCCAGTTGGTTGGGATAGTCGAGCCCGACCACGCCTTGACGGTTCCGACCTGATCGCTGTCGTACACGGTCCCCGGCGGACCCGGCTCGCCTTGCGGACCTTCCGGACCCGGTGCGCCGTCAACTCCAATCACGCCGTCTGCGCCCGGCGGTCCCGTGTCGCCCGGATCGCCCTTGGGTCCACGCGCCTGGACCTCCTTGACGGTCATCCAGTTCACCTGACCGCCACTCAAGGGAGCGAGGCTGGTCGCAATCGTTGTGTACAACATCAACTCGATGTAGTCCCCGGCCTTGAGCTGGAACGTATCAGCGAACACCAACCCCGCCCAGCCGGAGCAGTTCGGGATGCGCGTGCCTCGCGAGGAGTCGTTGACGCCGTTGATCTGAATCCCAATCAATGCGTCGATGCCGCCCGTAACGCTCACTTCAAGGTCCGCCTCGACCTCCCAGAAGCCATCACGTGGAACCCGGACGCCGCCGTTGGAATACATCCCAGGGTCACCCTCAGTATCCCAACTCCGGTTGTCCAACTGGATCTTGTTCCAGCCCGCTGCAATCCCGGCAGATGCATACCCGTAATAGCGGCAGGCGGTCCGGGTGACGACCGGGTCACCATCCGCACCATCCACGCCTGCTGGACCGGGAGGACCCTGTGGGCCAACGAGAGCCCCGCCCGCGTCCACCTGGACGCCGGTGACCTTGATGATCAGGGCCACGACCAGGTACGGTGGGAGGTTGTTGTGGGCTCCGTTGCCGCCCTGAGCATCAGTGGGACCACCGCCCTGTCCGGCATCCGTCCAGCCGTTGATCGGATGGGCGTGATAGGCGTTGACGCCGCTGCTCCAGAAGTCCATGTGGTGAGCGTGGTCAACGGACTCCGTGCCCATGTTGGTGCTGTAGCCGACTCCCGGGGATGTGTACGCCGGACCGGACCCGCTGTACACGTTGTGCGCCGAACTGCCGCTGTGCGACAGGTTGTTGAGCCCGTGGTTGTGGCCTGCGTTGCGGCCCCAAGTGTCGCCCGCCACGTTGTGCTGGTGGTTGAAGTTCTCGCTCCCGGACCAGAGGTTGACACCGTGCTGATGCGCTGCCACGTTGTGAGCGTGGGAGGCCATCTCCACCAGCGACAACACGTGAGCCGCCTCGCCGCCTGCTACGCCCAGCGCCATATCGGAACCTACGCCGTAGATCATCCGGCTCCGGAGGTCCGGGATGTTGAAGGTGGTCGAGCCATCTCCCGCTCCATACAAATCACCCACGACCGCGTACAGGTCTGAATACTCGTCCCGCAGGAGAGCCCGGCCGTCAGCCAGCATCCAGTTCTCAGGGATCACGAGCCCTGACCACGCCTTGATCGTCCCAACGTAGTCGGTGTCATACACGGTCCCCATCGGTCCCATCGGTCCCGGGTCGCCCTGCTCACCCTGCTCGCCCTGTGAACCTTCCGGACCCACTGGCCCTCGCGGACCCGTTGCGCCGGTCGAGCCCGGAGGACCCGTTGCGCCCGGAGGACCCTGTGCGCCGTTAGTCCCAGGAGTTCCCCGTGGGAGCCCGAATGCGAACCGGAAGGCATTGGGAGCGGGCTCCGTGACCTGGACCGTGGCGAGGTCAACGGGAGCGAGCGTCACCGCCTCAGCCACGATGTTGACGTCCACGTCTCCGCCGCCGCCGATCCCGCCGCCCGGCCAGACAGTGTACATCGTCCCCTGCTGACCGATGGCTACGCACGCGAGGGAGCCCGCCGTGGCCCCGGTGTCGTTGATGATCGGTCCCCAGAGGG